CTTTTGAAAATGAAAAATTGGTTGATCCAACTTTTAAAAAAGAATATCTTGGTAAAACATAATTGTTATCTGATAAACTAGCATTTATTTTAAAATTAACTGATTGTGCCATTTTACCTTTTGGGTTGTAATTTAAAAGTTTTACAATCCTATTCATGTTTTCATAAATTTGAGTTTCTGAAAACATTGATTCTGAAGATGTTTTATTCAAATAATAAAGCAATGTGCTAAACGTATAACTTATTACATCTAAAAATGAAGATAAATTTGATCCTTGAAAATTTTGATCTGTAAAAATTTGACTTTCATTTAATTTTTTAATAAGCAGATTGTTTATGCTTGTAGCATCAAATGCGATATAAGAATTATTGTCGTTTGTCATAATTAAAATGAAAGTTGTCCCCCTAGCTGGGCTATTATATTTATAACATTTTGTTTGTTTATATCGAGCAACGTATAATAAATTTGAATTCTATATAAATTTAAATCAAAATCCGGTAATACATTTATATTTGAAACATTTACCCTTGGTTCATATTTTGTTATACCTCTTAGTATTTCACCAGCCATGGCTCTGCCGTGAGCAATTGATATTGGATTAAACAAATATTGATCTAAAGAAACTCCAAAATCTGGATTTAATATCTTTTGGCCTTTTTTAGTTGTAAAAATATTTCTTAATGAATTTTTTATAGCTTCTATATCAGAATCAACCAATATATCACCAGTTTCAACAGCATTTAAACCTAACCCTATATTTTCGCTTGCTTGTAAATCCAAATGTAAATCAACATAAGTTGGATATGGGTTTACATCAACATTATTTATTAAAGTTTTTTGATTATAAACCTTTTTAGGTCTAATAACATTGTTTAGGTCAATTACAGCCATTTAATTAATACTTATTTAAAAATCGTTAATTGTTTTATGATTTTGAAACATATAAGAATAAGTATTAGCACACATATATGTCTAAGTTCAATAAATTCGATACACTTTTAGAAACAGCATTTTCTCATTACTCAAATGGTGGATTTAGGGAAGGATCACCGGTAAAATTAAAAAAAACTTTTTTATCATCTCCTTATTTTAAACAACATTATTCTGGTGATGAACAATTTGTTGAATTTTTAAGATCTTTAATGGACAGAGATTATATGTTCTTTATTAAAAGAGTCGTTGGGCATGGTTCGATGCAGAACGTAAAGGATTCCAACGACAATGAAGGTGCAGGAGATTGTTTTCTTTTATTGAGATTAGATCCTAGAACTGTTGTTGCGCCCACAGAAGTTGCTGAATTTACAGTTCCGGGTGATTTTAATTATGTTGAAGTTGTTAGATTTAAAGACAATAATTTACCACCAGTTCAAGGAATACCAAACAATTACGAAAAACCAATTGGTACAAAACCCGAACCAGTAAAAATGAATATCAGTATTGGTAATAGCCCAAAAGATAGCACATTACCAGTTAAAAACACAAATATTTAAAAATATTTGCTGATATTTAATATACAACAAAAACAGTTAATTTCGTGATCTACCACAAAATTGTCTCGATATAAATATTCTCCTATTTCAAGCATTGTAGCTTTTTTTGAATCTTCTTTCAAATTGGATTCATATATCAATTCAAATAAATCCTTTAAAATTTGCTGATAATTTGATGCAAAACATCTTTCTTCTTCTATCAAATACTTTCTTATATCTAAAATATCTTTTTTGTTTTTCAAAGAATCAAAAACTACTTGTGCATATTTTTTAATTTGATTGGTATCTTTTATCTGTAAAGATCCATTTATGGAAAATTTCTGAAGATCATTTATTATACGTCTAATATCAGGAAAATTATTTTTCACAAAAGACTGAAAAACCTCTTCGGATTCAATCTTTATATTTTCTTGTTCTAAAATATAGAAACATCTGGAAATAACACCGTTAAGTTCTGGTATTATATTAAATATCAAACATCTTGATTGTATAGGGTCCGTGATTCGATTGATATAATTGGCTGTTAATATGAATCTTGTGGTTGAAGCATATTCTTCCATCGTATTTCTCAATATTCTTTGAGCTTCTGGTGTTGTTCCACAAAATTCATCAAGAATAATGACTTTCTTTTTACCATCTAATGATTGAGTCTGTGAAAATGTAGTTACTTTATTTCTTATAGTATCCACACCATTTTCATCAGAAGCATTTATATAGATGTATTGACATTTTAATATATCATTTACAATGATTTTAGCCAACGTAGTTTTACCAGTTCCGGGATTTCCATAAAAAAGTAAATGTGGAGTATCTTCGTTTATTTTAGAAAAGAATTCACGATTATCTTCAGATAAAACCAAATCTTCCAATCTTTTAGGGGTGTATTTTTGCACCCAAAGATTTTTATATAAACTCATATCCTATATGGTAGGATATTTTGAGAAAATGTCAACCGTTAATCAAAACCCTATTGTCTTGATGTGGATTGCTGGTTAAAACTTCCCTAACTTCATTTGAACGTGTTTCTGTAACTCTATAAGATCTTAATAAATCAACTATCAATGCAACTTTATCATTTGGAATTACATAATTAACACCTTGTACGGTAATTGTTGTTGTCATAAATTTATTTACCTCTTCTTTGAGAGATTGTCAAATATATTTGATACAATAAAACATGTTGGTGCCCAAAGACCCAACCAAATCGCTTCTGCTTTATACATCAACAATAATATAATGTATTCCGAATCTCTAAAAAACAAATATATTGATGTTCCTACAGAAAAAACACCTAATAAAAAGAAAAAGTTTTTTAATATATTTAATATTTTTGCTTGTGTGTTCTTGTTTAGCATATAAATATATTTACCATGTCAAATGACCAGTACAGCGAAATTGAAAATATTATTCAAGAATTAAAAAATGATGAAGTTCAAACATTTAACAATTCAGTTAAACAAATTCCAGAAGAAAAAAATTTAAATGATGAAAATGTTGGTGATTATGTTTACAAAAAATCAGCCGAGTTGGTAGAATCGACTTTAGGTGCTGTTGAATCTTTACGAGATACAGTTTTAACGGGAAGTGATCCAAAAGAAATCGCAGCTTTATCTCAATTAATAAATTCAGCCACAAAAGCTTTGGATCAACTTAATAAAATTAATATCCAAAACAAAGTTAATAAAAGCAATAAAGAAATCAAACAAATGGAAATTGATTCAAATATCAATAGACCCATGTTGCCAAATACAACGAATGTTGTAATTGCCACAAGAGATGAAATTATGAAACAATTGTTTGATAAATCACCTAAAAAATCCAATCCTATTGAATTGATAGAAGGTGATTTTAAGAAAGATTAAAAAAATAAACCCCGTTCATTTCTGAACGGGGTTTATGTGAGTACTTTGCAATATCGTTGTTAGGATCACAAATAGAGACGTCCATTGTCTTGAGCGACATTGGCAGTTCCCAAACCTTTAACTATGATAATGTGGTAGTATAAGTTTGCACCGAAGATATGGTCAACCACACCATAACGTGTCATAAGACCAACGCGAGGAGCGAAGTCGTTAGGACCGATGGTACGTTGAATCATAACTGGGATGTAAGGGCAGTATACAATTCCTGTATCATAGTATTCAGTTCCTTTGTAACCTAAGAGAGCATATTCAAGCGCGGATCCGCGTTGATTGCTTAAGTATTGCGCGTCTGTTCTGGTATCGCGGTAAACTTGGAAGCGTCCACCTAAAGAACCAACTTTGGCAATGCCAGTTGGTTGTGTGTTTACGTTTCCGTTTACAGGCATCCATTGGAATTCAGGAAGCATTTCAAGGATAGCACACACACGAGGTGTGGCGATGATGAAGTTAGCACTGCCTCTGCGGTTGCGGATGGCAATACGATTGGCTTCAACAATGACCTTGGAATAGAAGTCCCTGTTACGCTCTCCGAGCCAACGAGCGTCGGCTGAAGCAGCATTCCAGAAGGAGTACCCGTTACCACTACCAGCGTTGAGACAGACTTGGATCATTCTGATAACCATTTCACGGTCGATTTCGGCTTGAATTTCATACGACATGGCGTTTGTTAATTCAGAGTCGATATCAAGACCGTTCATGTTCTTCAAGTCTTGCTCTAATTCAACAGACCAGCGAGCGGCGAGGCGGCGTGTGCCAGCTTCGACGGCTGTTTTGGAGAATTCGACAACTACTTGAGGGATGTTACCAGTCAATTCATAGTTACTAAGGATGGCGGCAACACCGCTATCTGATGCAAGGACATCAAAATCGGAATTGTTTCCAAGACCGGAAAGTGATGTTGCACTAGTACCTGTGAATCTTGTATCTAAGTATTGATAACCAAGTTCTTGGCCATCGGATTGACGAGGAACACCATCTCTGGAAACCGTTGTGGCTCCTGTGGCGTATCCATCAATTCCATTGGCTCCAAGGCTATCAGCCTCATAACGATAACGCAACGCAAAAGCTAATCCGACGGGACCACTCATTGGCTGAACACCGACGATCTCATTAGTGATAAGTTCAGGGAAAGTACGGCGAACCATAGGAATAAGAATCTTAGGTAAGCGGCTGTCACCTGTAGCATATCCGTCTCCTGATGTGATTGAACCGGGAGGATTGTATAAAGAATTGGAAGCAGCAGAGCCAAAGACTCCACCGGATCCAGCGGTATTACCTTCTTCAATACACCATCTCTCTTGGTTTTCCATGAGGATAGCAGTTGTTAAACGAGCGTGTTCGTCTTCGATAGCAGAAACTTTATCAGAACTGTAATCAAGGACAGGTGCCCATTTTTCAACCAACTGCGCAGCACGAGAACGATCAATATAGCCTGTGGCGGGATTGACATTTTTCATTGTGGGTTATGGATAGAATACAGAATTGAGTAGAAATTACTTTCTACTTAATTCACTCAGATATTCGCCAACAAGACCAGAGGTTTTGTTGGAACTTGTGGACTCAGAAACCAATGTTTGATTTGAAGGAACTTTGACATCTTTGGCTAAAGCCTTTTTTGTCGCTTCTTCTTTCAAGACATTGGTGGATTCTTCTTCGCCACGCTCGAACATCTCAACAACATAGTTAAAATTCTCTAAAATATAAGAACTTTCTTTGTCGCTCAATAATTTAAAAATAAATTCTTTTTTTGAAGAATTCATTCCATGGGTTTTTTCATCAAGCAAAACTTTTGCTTCCATGGATTTAATCTTACCTAAAAGAACTTCGTTCTCTTTATAAGATTCATTAAGTTTTCCTGTGAGGGAATCAATTTTTGTTCTTGCCTCGGAAATTGAACTTTTAATAGATGAATCAATATGTTCTTGATCGATTCCAATCAAGTCTCTGATTTCATCTAATTTTTTTCTAGCGTAGATATTATCTACAGCTTCTGTTAATTGATCTTGGGGAATTGCTTTTTCTAAAGCAATATCAATAAATTTGCTAACTTCATCAACAATCTTTAAAGAAAATTCATCAGCTTTTTCGTTTAAAGCTTTTTTATAAAAAGAAACTAATGTTTCTAATTTTTGTGTATGATCTTCTGTAATTGCATTGACAACGGCTTCGAGTTTTTCTGTATGATCGTTATCAATAGCTTCTAAAAGTTTTTCAAGTTTAGTTGCATGTTCTTCATCAATTTTAGATATTGCATTTTCAACTTCTAATTTTGTTATTGATTCAGATTTTTCTTTAACAGCGTTTTCAAAGGCTTCAGCTATTGCTGTGGCTGCTTCTTCTGAAAGAACATTTTTGTCTATCTTTTCTAAAATTGATTTAATATTCATAAACTTTATATTAATAACTTATCCTTTACTGTTTCCTTTTTTAGAATTTTTTTTCTTTGAAGCGATCATTTTCATAAAACGATCTTTGTTTTCTTTTTTGGAAAGTTTTTTACCGCTTTTGTTTTTTTCAGCGTTATCATCTTTTCCGGGTTTTTTGTCAGCCCAGTTAGGAACATTATCACCATCATCATCTGGTTTTTTGGCTTCACCAACAACACCTTTTTTAGATTTTTTGCCAGCGGCAGTTTTTTTAACTTTTTCTTTAATCTTTGCTTCAACGATATTTTTTAAATCAGAATCAGCATTAGAATATTTTTTTTCAAAAACATTTGTTATAAATTTTGAAATTAATTTAGAGATTTCCATAAATATATTTATCTTCAAAGGAGAACAATTATAATTTTTTTAAAGAATTAATAAATTCAATTATACTTTCTTTTAAATATTGTTCTTTATTTTTAAGAGGCATATTTGAAATTTTTTTCTCAAATGTTTCATAAAAAGGTTCAAACTCTCCATTATCAGCAAGAACCCATTTTTTAGATTCCAAAATACCATTTACAAAAGCTGTAGGAACAGATGGATCCGCAACAACGTCAATTGCTACGAGTTTGAAATCAGAAACATGACCATAACCATTTTTTTCTTCAACTCTACCTAAAGCCCTAGATGAAACTCCAAGTTTAACACCATCCATCATTAAAGATCTAACAACTTGTCCCATGGGTGTTGATAAAACTTTTGATTTACCAACAAAAATATTTCCATCTTGTCTTAATTCTGTAACTAAATGACAAGCTCTTTCCAAATTAACATCGGGTGTTGTTGGGTGATTTAATTCTCCAGTAGCTCTATTTGATTTTATAATTTCAGTTGAATATCTATTAACCTCTTCAATCATCTCATTAAGAGGATATACCCTATTGTTTCTGTTAGGCTTATCTGCCATCAAAAACGGTCCTTGAATATACATATTTGATGGGGCATTTCTATTTTTTTCTTCCACCAAATATTTTAATTCGTATGTTGGGGATTCAACCAATAGATTATATAATTTACTCATATCTTTATTTACTTAGTACTATTTACTCAAATTAAATGTTTTTCATTTAAAATTATAAATAAATAATTTTTTGCTTCACACCAACTCTTTGCGGCAGTCCATTTTGCTTGATTTATAGCCCATTGATATTTTTCATAAACCATTGTTGATTGCTTTTTTCTATTGCTATGAATTGGTGGTTTTGTTTGTTTTTCTGGTTTGACTTCTATTAATAATTTTTTTATTTCCCCGTTTTTTGTTTTTAATGCAGCAACCAAATCGACAAAATATCTATGTATCTTTCCATCAGAAGGGGATTGATAAGGTATAACAACGGATTCAGAACCCCAAGTTAAAACATTTGGATTGTTATCCAAATATCTAAAAGATTTCAATTCCAAACCACTTCTGTATATTATTGGGTATGACCCTTTATATTTGTTAGGGTTTTTTGGTTTATATATACCTTGTTTAAAATTTTGATTTTTCTTTTTTAAACCTTTAGTCATTATCCTAAAAAGAAACTTGTTGGTGATCTATCAATCAGATCGGTTATAATTTCTTTTTCAAGTTCGTCTTTTTCTTTCTCGCCTTGTCTTAACAAATCAGCAGCATTAACAGTCTGACCACCAAATAAATTGGTTCCTTGATATTTTCCACGGACATGACCAACAGCAATTTTTGTTAATGCCAAAGTATATCGGTATATCCATAATTCCTGTATTAAATATTTTAAAGGTTTTTGAATTTTACATCCAATTAAACCATAATATATATTTGAAGTTTTTGGTTCAGGTATAATTTTTAAAATTTGAGTATATGGATCAAATCTCAAATAAGGCATCATTCCTAAAATTTTTTCTCTTGTATCTATCCATTCCTTTAATACATGCCATGTTACCAAATCATAACCAACATTACCCAAAAGATGTCCAAAATAAGCTTGTTGTGCTATTGTATTTTCTATTGTAAAAAGAGTATTAACACCAGAATTATTTCCTTCTTGAAAAGAAAAAACATCTATAACTTTTCTAAAATCACCCAAATCATAATCGTAACCAGCACTTAAAGATTGTGAGTTTGTGGATACTGATTTTTCTTGGTTATACATACTTGGAGATATATTAAACATATCCCCAACAGGCAATCCGACTCCTCGAATGTAAAGATCAGATCTGAAAATCAAATATTCTTCATCCACTCCAGCAAATTTTGTAAAAAATTCTATAGCAATATCTATGAATTCATAAATTTGTTCACTACTTATTTCAATTTGAATTAAAGGTTCTCCTAATGTTCTTCTAACTCTTTGTGCCAAATAATCATAGGTTTTAACCTTTGAATTAAATGTTGTACTTCCGTGATATTGATTTGGAATTAATGTTTCCATTTGGGATATTTATATTTACTGTTGAAATTTTAAATAAGATGATATAATTAAATGAATGGAAAAATACGCTATATTTCACATAGATGGTGGTGTTGGAAAAAACATTATTGCAACAGCTGTTGTGAAATCAATAAAAAATCAATACCCCGAACATAAATTAATAATCATTACTGCTTATCCTGAAGTTTTTATAAACAATCCAAATATATACAGAGTTTATAAATTTGGACAATTGCCTTATTTTTATGACAATTATATCAAAGACAGGGATTCAATCATATTAAGGATGGAACCTTATCATTCCGGTGATTATATTTATGATAAAAAACATTTGTCGGAAATATGGTGTGATATATTCAATATTCCATGTGTGGATACAAAACCGGAAATTTATCTTACCTCCAGAGAACTTACATTTGCACAAAATGTTTTGAAAAAAGATGGTCCTGTTTTATTAATTCAACCTTTTGGTGGTGCGGAAAATCAAAATTATTCTTATTCTTGGGCTAGGGATTTACCTCCAAATTTTGCACAAGAATTGGTTAATGACTTGAAACCGCATTTTAATAAAATTTTCCACATTAAAAGAGAAAACCAACCCGAATTGCAAAATACAATAAAAATCACAGATAATTTTAGAAATTTGTTTTGTTATATATTATTAGCAGATAAAATTATAGGAATTGATTCTTTTGTTCAACATGCCGCCGCAGCATTGAATAAGAAAGCAACCGTTGGTTGGATTGCAAACAACCCAATTGTTTTCGGTCATAAAATTCATGATAATATTTTACCTGTAGGAAATAAAGTATTCAGACATAAAATTGATTCATATTTGCAAGAAAGTGAATGGACTGGTTCCAGATTTTATGAATGTCCGTTTGATGATTTTTCAAACATTTTCAAAAAGGAAGATTTCATTGAATCCATTTTACAAAATAAAAATGAATTATTATTTGATGTTAATCCTCAACAAATAAAATTTTAATATATGATTTTTTTTAATTCATCAATGCCAAGAAGTATGTCAACACTACTTCAATGTATTTTAAATCAAAATGACAAAATATCAGCAACTCAAACAGATCCGGTACTAGAGTATTTATATGCCGCTAGAATGAATTATACATCCTTACAGGAAGTAAAATCAATGTCTCCAGATTTGGCTTTGAAAACATGGCGAGGGTTTTGTTGGGGTGGATTGGATGGTTATGCAAAATCATATTCCGATAAAGAAAATTTATGTATTAAAACGAGAGGTGGTACTATACATTATAAATGGTTTGAATCTTTCATGCCTTATAAACCAAAAATGATATGTATGGTTAGAAATTTAAAAAGTATTTTTTCTTCAATGGAAAAAATTTTTAGAAAAAATCAAGAAAAACATCAAGAAATACAGAATCATGCAAAAATGACTGGGACGACAACTGCAAAACGAATAGATGTTTGGGTCGCTTCCCCTCCTATTGGTTTGGCTTTGGAAAGATTGCATCAAACGTTTTTAGAAGGTTTGAATAATAATGTTTTGTACATAAGAGCAGAAGATTTAACAAACAATCCCAAAAAAGAAATGCAAAAAATTTACAGTTATTTGGGTTTTGAATATTTTGAGCATGACTTTAACAATATTGAACAAACAATCAAAGAAGATGATAGTGTTTATGGTTTAACCGATGACTTGCACACAATAAGAAAAAAATTAGAACCAGTGAAACCAGATTATCAAGAAATTTTAGGCAAACAAATTTGTAATTGGATAGATTCGAATTTTGAATGGTATCAAAAAGCTTTTGGATACATCAATTAATTTTATGTTTTCTTAATAAAATGGAAAACAATGTACAAGGCATTGTTTTTTCCCAATTCCTTTGAATATCTTTGTTCCAATAACCTGATGTTACTGCTTGGTTGCACCAATGTATTGCATGGGTGGGTAAAACGACATCGTTTTTATAAGGAAATTGCAATATTTTTTCTAAAAATTCAAATTGTTCATCTCCAAAATAATTTTTTGAAACAATGTATTTTTCAAAATTAAATTTTTTAACACAATCATTTAAAATATTAAGTGGTTTTATCCAACTTGAATTATTTTCATCAATTAATTTTTCAGTTTGTTCAATGCAATATTTTAAAAAATCACTATTCTTTGGACTTTTGAATATATTCGCTACACAATTAGTTCTAACATGAGGTCTTAAAATATATTCTTGATTTGGGATATCGGAAAAATTTTTCAAACATGTAACATCTGTATCACAATACCAACCACCAACATTATTAATTAGATGATACCTAAAAATATCAGAAAATCCACCATAGGTACCTTTTAAACAATCACCTTTACCTTTATATGAAAAAACTTTAGAATAATTTAATATTTCATTTGCATCTTTTATAACAACGCCATCAATAATATTTAATATATTTTTTTCATACGTCCATAAATGAACATCATGATCATAATCCAAAAAAGATTTAAGTGTTAAAACACAATTTTTATTTAAATATTCACCAATCCAAAAAAAATTTATAATATTATCGGTGGACATAATATGGTATATTGGGTAGCACTTCCGGCCAATAACTTATTATATCTATTGGTGTTTTCAAATCATTCATATTTTCTATTTTAATAGTGTTTTCTAATAAAATTATAAATTCATTTATTTCTTGTTCAAAAATTATTTTATCAGTTTCTGGTAAAAATGAATTATCAATATTTTTTAATTCGTTGATTGCTTTGTTTTTTTCTTGTAAAATTTTTTGAAACCAACAATTTTTTAATGATTTAATAAAAATAGGATCACAGCAATTTACATTTTCTTTTGCAACGCCTAAAATTAAAAAACCATCTAATGATTGAATTTTTTCAT